GGACGCCCCAATTGGGGCGTTTCGATCTTATCTAAAAGTCTTACTGTCTAAAGTGAAAGCAGTTATCCCCTCACTTATAACTTCTTTTTTAAAACCTAAATCATCTAACTGATTTACTATTTCTGATTTATTTTCTAAAAGTTCGTTTGTTTTATTTTCAACCATTCGCATAATTTTTAACATATATGCTTTTCTAGTTTCTGTTCTTACGTTTGTTTTATATCCAATGTAAGATCTAATTGTTGCTTTTAATAAACCAATTGAAAGCGATCCAATTAAAAAGTTTTCTCCGCATTGTTCAGCGAACTTTAATCTAAAAGCAATCTCATCAACATTACTTTTAGTTACTTCGTTCATATCAATCGCGGCTAATACCCAACCGAAACGCGACGCGTCTTTATGATCAAGGTCATTAAACTTATTAAAGTTAGCAACCTTAGTATAGTCGTATTGTATTGCCATTTTATTCTTCTTTCTATTTTGTTTACTTGTCCTATTAAAGCATATGAGAACTAATAGGTCAAGCGATTAAGAATAATTATTTTTAATTATCCACAGCGATCCACGGGCCGTGGTCGGAATAGTGTCAAGCATAATGTTTGTTATCAACATACCATATGTAGTGGTGCGACGATTCGCCTAACTATGCTTGCGAACATCGGGCCCACCCACCCCAAGGGATAGAGGTCCCAAGACGATTCGTATACTAGATGTTGTATGACCCCCCACCACCCTTTTTTGTAGCTTGGGTCCCGAGGGCCCACCCTTTATCCGAGTTTTAGACATACACTTGCTAAAAATAGTAAATGAGTTTACAATAAAAATATCAAAAAAATTTTATAGGCAAACCCTAAAAAAATAAATTTGATACAAAAACAGAGCCTAAAAAATTCTGCAAAATTTTTTTATGAACGAAGATATTCTAAATAAGCTTCCACCCGATGCACGTAAAGAATTTATAAATGTTGCATTAAAATTATCAGAAAAGAAAACCAAGTCAAAAGTCAAAGATGACTTCATGATTTTTGTTAAACATGTTTGGCCAGAATTTATAGAAGGCGAACACCATAAAGTTATAGCAGAAAAATTTAATAGACTAGCTAAGGGTGAAGTTAAACGATTAATTATTAACATGCCTCCTAGGCATACTAAATCTGAATTTAGTTCTTTCTTGCTTCCTGCATGGATGATCGGAAGAAAACCAGATTTAAAAATTATTCAATCAACCCATACCACGGAGCTCGCTGTTCGATTCGGTAGAAAAGCTAAAAACTTAATGGACTCAATTGAGTATAAACAAGTCTTTGATACTAGACTTAGAGAAGATAGTCAGGCGGCTGGTAAATGGGAAACGGAACAAGGTGGAGAATATTATGCAGCCGGTGTCGGATCGGCCATCACGGGCCGCGGAGCGGATTTACTTATCATAGATGACCCACACTCAGAGCAAGATGCGTTGAACATGCAATCTATGGAACGTGCTTATGAATGGTATACATCAGGACCACGTCAGCGATTACAACCAGGCGGTGCCATTGTATTGGTCATGACAAGATGGAACATGAAAGATTTAACAGGGATGTTACTTAAATCTCAAAAAGAATTAAAATCAGATAAGTGGGAGATTGTAGAATTTCCAGCCATCCTTCCATCTGGTAAACCAGTATGGCCAGAGTATTGGAAGTTAGAAGAATTAGAATCTGTTAAAGCATCTCTATCGGTTGGTAAATGGAATGCACAATGGATGCAAAATCCAACAGCGGAAGAAGGATCGTTAATCAAGCGTGAATGGTGGAAGGTTTGGAATAAGGATTACATACCACCACTTCAACATGTTATTCAAAGTTATGATACTGCCTTTTTAAAAAAGGAAAGTGCCGATTATTCAGCTATAACAACATGGGGTGTATTCTATCCAGACCAAGATAGTCCACCTAATTTAATATTATTAGATGCAGTTAAGGAAAGATTAGAGTTTCCAGAACTTAGAAAAAAAGCCATGGAACAATATAGATATTGGAATCCTGAAACGGTTATTATAGAATCTAAGGCTTCTGGTATGCCGCTCACATATGAGTTGCGTAAAATGGGGATACCTGTTATAAATTTCACTCCTAGTAAAGGAAATGACAAACATGCTAGGGTAAATGCGGTTGCTCCTATTTTTGAAAGTGGATTGATATGGGCACCGGATGAAAAGTGGGCAGAGGAAGTTGTTGAAGAGTGTGCATCTTTTCCTTATGGAGACAATGACGATTTAGTAGATAGCACAACTCAAGCAATCATGCGTTTTAGACAAGGTGGTTTTATTTCGCATCCAGAGGACAAGGAAGATGATTCAATACCACCGATTGAGAGAACTTATTACTAAGGAATAATTTATGCCAATAGCAGCACCTCTTTTAATTCCGTTTGCAGAAGCCATCGGTATTGCAATCGCGGGCCGCGGACTTATGGAGATCTCAGAGCAAGTACAAAAATTTATACAGAACAATCCAGACGTATCACAAAAGATTTTATCTATGATAACTCCTCAGACAGAAGGACTATCAGCTTTGCTTGCAAAGAAAAAAGAACAACCTACAGAAGAAGTAAAAGAAACAGAAGTTGTTGAAGAGAGACCAAGATTAACATCAGAAGAAAAAAGTGAAAGAATTAAAGAAGCTATTCGTAGAGCAAGAGCAGGTAAAGGAAACTATTCAGATCCAGATGCAGAAGGTCCTGCAGTAAGTATTCGTGGAAGTGTTATTAGAGAAGTTGAAGATATGGGGATGGCTTCTAAAAAAAGAACTCCACGTAAAGAACCAGAGTCAGGAGAAGAAGGTATGTCAGGTTCATCTTTTACAGAAATGTTTAGACAACTTGGTAAGGATAAAGCAAGCACAGAAGAGTTTAAAGATCTTGGTGCTATGTTAAAAAATTATGTTAAGACTAGAAAAAGAGATGGTGGAATTATTAATACTAAATTAACTAAAGGAATGAAATAATCATGGGTGGAGTATTAAAAAAATTTATATCAGGCCCAGATTCTCCACTTCAAAAAATAATTAAACAAGTTGGAACTGCTGTTGCACAACCACAAATTCCAACAACACCTGCACCATTAGTATTTAACAATCCAGACAGAGCAGCAAGAGTAGAAGCTTCTTTAAAAAATGCAGCATTCGGTGGAGCTGATATCAGAACCATTTTAGAACAACTATTACAATCTAAGTTTTTAGCAAATGGTGGAAGAGTAGGTTATGAAATGGGTGGTGATGTTATGAATCCATATGGTGAGACAATAAAATATAATCCTAATTTAGGTCAGTTTGTAAATGCAGCAAATCAACAACCTGTAGATCAATCTCAATTACTACAGTGGTCAGCACAAAATCCTGAACCTTTAAAGACACAGAATCAAATGGATCCAGCATTACTTTCTCAACTAATACAAACATTGAAATCATAATTAAAATCATATAGAATATTACAATGGCAGAAATAGACGACGCTTTACCCAATACCAAAACAACGGTTGAACTCCCAGGGGAAGCTGAGATAATTCAAGAACAAGAAAATCAAATTGAACAAATAGAAAGCGAAGGAAGTCCAGTTGAAATTAAAATGGACGAAGATGGTGGAGCAGAAATTTCTTTTGATCCAAAGATTGCATCTCCAGAAGGCGGAGAAGATCACAATGCAAACCTTGCAGAATTTTTAGGAGATGATGTTTTAGATCCGCTTGGAAACGATCTATATAATCAATATGTTGAATACAAAGAATCAAGAGGAGATTGGGAAGATAGTTATAGAGAAGGTTTAGATTTATTAGGATTTAAATACGTAAAAAGAACAGAGCCTTTTAGAGGAGCTTCAGGTGTAACACATCCAGTTCTTGCAGAAGCAGTTACTCAATTTCAAGCTCAAGCTTATAAAGAATTATTACCAGCAGAAGGACCCGTTAGAGTTCAGATTTTAGGAGATATTAATCCACAAAAACAAGATCAAGCAAATCGTGTAAAAGATTTTATGAATTATCAAATCATGGATCAGATGAAAGAGTATGAACCTGAATTTGATCAAATGCTTTTCTATTTACCCCTAAGCGGTTCTGCCTTTAAGAAAGTTTACTATGATGATCTTTTAGGTAGAGCCGTTTCAAAATTTATACCATCAGAAGATATCGTTGTACCTTACTCTGCAAATTCATTAGATGATGCAGAAGCAATTATTCATATTGTAAAGATTTCTAAAAATGATTTACGAAAACAACAAGTCGCTGGTTTTTATAAAGATGTAAAATTAACATCACAACCTGCTCTTCAAGAAGATCCATTAAAAGAAAAAGAATTAGATCTACAAGGTTTAACTGCAAATACTTCTGAAGATATTTATACTCTTCTTGAAATGCATGTGAATATAGATCTTGAGGGATATGAAGATGTTGACCCTACAACTGGTGAGCCCACAGGAATTAAATTACCTTACGTTGTAACATTAGACGAAGACTCAAATAAAATTTTATCTATTAGAAGAAACTATGCACAAGATGATCCTTTAAAAAGAAGAATCAATTACTTTGTACACTTTAAATTTTTACCAGGTTTAGGATTTTATGGATTTGGTTTAATTCATATGATTGGTGGATTATCTAGAACTGCAACTGCAGCATTACGTCAATTACTGGATGCAGGAACTTTAGCAAATTTACCAGCTGGATTTAAACAAAGAGGAATTAGAATTAGAGATGATGCTCAACCAATTCAACCTGGTGAGTTCAGAGATGTAGATGCTCCTGGTGGAAACATCAGAGATTCATTTATGCAATTACCATTTAAAGGACCAGATCAAACATTACTTGCTTTGATGGGGATATGCGTTCAAAGCGCTCAACGATTCGCGAGCATCGCTGACTCACAAGTAGGCGATATGAACCAACAAGCAGCCGTGGGTACGACTGTGGCGTTATTGGAACGTGGATCGCGAGTTATGTCTGCTATTCATAAACGACTTTATGTAGGACTTAAAAACGAATTCAAATTATTATCAGAAGTATTTAAAACTTACTTACCAGCAGAATATCCATACGATGTTCCAGGTGCACAAAAGAATATAAAGGTATCTGACTTTGATGATAGAATAGATGTATTACCAGTTGCAGATC